GGTCTTGGTGTCGAAACTGGAACGAGAAATTTAATTGGTGCAGATGTAAAGATTGGTTCTGATATATCACTAGGTGCAATCTCGGCAAGATATAGTGCGGTATTTAATAAAATAACCGGAAAAGAAGCAACTGTAGCACCAAAAGATACTTCTGTGGCACCGGCAGAAACACATGTATCTGCTGCTGGAAGTTTATTTGGAAATTGGAATTATAATGGACTGAATCTAGGACTTCTTCATACTCACTCTGATGCAAGACTGAAAAAAAATATTGAACCCATCCCCAGTCCCTTGACAAAGGTGCTACAATTAAATCCTGTATATTATGAGTGGAGAGAAGATATTCTTCCCTCTGCATTTGTAAAAAATCATAGACAAGGCAGACAAATTGGTTTAATTGCACAAGAAGTTGAGGAAATCATTCCTGAAGTTGTAAGAGAGGAAAAAATTTATGATGGTGAATGGAAAGGAGTCAACTATGAAAAACTCACTGCCGTATTGATTGGAGCAGTCAAAGAACAACAAAAACAGATTGAAGAATTGAAAACTAGAATTACTGAATTAGAATCATGAATGAAAATTTAGCAAATAGAGCTCTCGAAGTTTTAAACAGAGACCAGGATCAATTAAAAGGTGCATACGAAAAACAATCTGATTATGATGCACCGGATAAAATAGAAAAAGTAACAGTCACAGAAAATTCTGATGGAACTTGGAGTCAGAATAAAGAACTTGTCGAGAGTGGATTTAAAGATGGGGGTGTTATTGGAGAAAGAGAGGCAGAAATTGAAGAAGAAGCAGAAATATTACAAGAGTTTTGTGCAGAAATAGACAATAAAATTATTGGTATTCTCACTCAAATTGATGATAAGAAAAGAGAAATAGTTACATTATCAATCACAGCAGGAATCACTTCAACCGGTGGAGTCAATTTTTGCAACTCATCATTGGGTGTTGGTATAGTTACATTATTTGATATAAACGAAGACACAGAAACTATTAAAATATACACTAAGATGGCAGGTCCTAATGTTGATTATGGGACAGAAAATCCATTTGAACCTGACACAACCATATCTTTAAGTGGAGTGACAACACACTATGCAGGATTTGGATACGAGAATGTTGCCGAATCATCCGTTTATAAAAATAGTGCCGGATCTGTAACCGGACTCAAAACAGATGGAAGTGGACCAGGAATTTCTACAAATGGTAGACTTGATTTAGCAGGAACCGGAACACCTTTTAGTGGTGCTTTAACATGTGCTCAAATAAAAACTCAAATCGATTCCTTGTATGATGATATTATTGTGCTCCGAAACGAAATAGGAACACTTCGAGGCAATCTTAATATTGTTAAAAATAAGAAATCAGAAAAAGAATTACAAAACTGGGGATGTAAAAATATTAGATCTGAAGTTAATGCTAGAGCAACTTCCGAATCATCAGTAATATCTGCCGTTGTGGGTCTATCAACAAGCAATTGATGCTACTATATAATTAAACCAATTGGATATGATGATATGGGGAAAGAACATGTCAGCAGCATTCTAGTCGATATTTGTAAGAGAACCGTTATTGTTTTAGGCAATGAGGGTGATACGAGAGTAATAGAATGTGAGACCGTAAATGAGTTCATGAATGTTTTAAGAATTATTGATGAAAACATCGAACCAGAGATGGTAGTATATGCCAAACTTGCAGTTTGTAAGAAAAGAAATTCAATTAATAAAGGTAACTAAATAGAATATAGAAATATTTCAGCAGTAAAATAATACCATGCCTCTGAATAAACTAGATAATTTTATCAAGAATACTGAAGGTCGCATACTATATGTAAGTCCATCGGATTTGGACGCGACTGATAGTATTAATAATCAGGGCAATTCTCTTGCTCAACCATTCAAAACTCTTCAGAGAGCACTGCTAGAGTCTGCAAGATTCTCATATCTGCAAGGAAATAGTAATGATTTAATTGAAAAGACAACTATTCTTCTCATGCCGGGAATTCATGAGATTGATAATAGACCTGGTTTTGCTCTCAAAAGTATTAGTGGAGTTGCAAAAGTATTTTCTCCTGGTGGTGGAGAAACCGCAGCATCAGATACTTTATCCCTTAAACTAGATTCTAATTTTGACATTAATCAAGAAGATAATATCCTTTACAAGTTTAATAGTGTTAATGGTGGTGTCATCGTTCCTAGAGGAACATCCGTTGTTGGTCTTGACTTAAGAAAGACTAAACTTCGCCCAAAATATGTCCCAAACCCAACAGATGCAACAGTTGCTGGATCTGCGATTTTTAGAATTACTGGTACATGTTACTTCTGGCAGTTCTCTTTCTTTGATGGTGATGATAATGGTGTAGTTTATACTGATCCTGTCGATTTTTCTGTAGATAATAGATCCAGACCAATATTTTCACACCACAAATTAACTTGTTTTGAGTATGCTGATGGTGTTAATAATGTCAACAACTATGATCTAACCGATCTTGACATGTATTATGCGAAACTTTCTAACGCATATAATACTGCATCGGGTAGAAATATTGATCAAAAATATCCTGCTAACCCACAAGGATTTGAGAAGCAAAGACCCGAATGGGAAATTGTCGGTGCCTTTGCATCCGACCCAATACAAATTGATTCTATCGTATCAGGTAGTGGTGGAACTCCAAGCAGCATTATCACTGTTACTACTAAAGAAGATCATGAATTGCAAGCAGGAACTCCAATCAAAATTAAAGGAGTTACTCCTAATGACTATAATATTTCCACAAAAGTTCAGAGCGTTTCTGAAGATAATCCAAAAGTATTCACATACTTACTTCCAGACTTTAGAAAAAATCTGGAAACTCCCGGTAATACATCAAGTGCCACTATAATCATTGAAACTGACACCGTAACCGGTGCATCTCCATATATCTTTAATATCTCTTTGCGTTCAGTCTTCGGCATGAACGGCATGCTGGCAGATGGAAGCAAGGCATCCGGATTCCGTTCGATGGTTGTGGCTCAATTCACTGGAGTTTCACTTCAAAAAGATGATAGAGCATTTGTAAAGTATAATAAGTCAAATAGAGTATATGAGGGTCTTTCTCAATCCAAAGTAACAGGTAGTGCTTTATCAGCAGAGTCATCATCTACCAATCCCAATACTGTTTACCATTTAGATTCTGGTGCGGTTTACAGAAACGGATGGGAGACCACACACATTTCAATGATCAATGATGCAATCCTACAGATTGTTTCTGTGTTTGCTATTGGATATAACAAACACTTCTTTGCAGACACCGGTGGTGACGCATCAATCACCAACTCCAACTCTAACTTTGGTCAATTATCATTAACTTCTGCAGGATTTAAAAAAGAAGCATTTGCAAAAGATAATAAAGCATTTGTCACTAACCTCATTGCACCTAGAGCAATCACTAGTGAGCAAGAAAATATTGATTGGCAGGCATTAGATGTTGGTATTACAACATCGGTTGCAAATAATAGAAGATTATATCTTTTCGGATTTACTGACAAAGATGTAAAACCACCAATTTTAACGCAAGGATTCCGTGTTGGTGCAAAAGTTGAGGATAAACTATTTGTAGATTTTAGTGCAGTTACAGGATATGGTGTAAGTGAAGCAAGAATCTTAATGAGTGATGAGGAGACCAGTAGTGTCAAAGAACATCGTGTAGTATCTGGTCCAGCATCCAATGTATTCTCTATTGGTGCTCACAATCTTTCTACAGGTGAAAAGGTTATTATTAGGAGTGATGATGGTGATCTGCCAGAAAACATTACCGCAGAAACAATATATTTTGTCATTGATAATGGCAACAACAATGATATTAGATTAGCATCTTCTTTCACTTCCGCACAAAATTCTACTGCAATTGAGGTTTTTGGAGGAACTAACCTCACTATTTTAAGTAGAGTATCTGATAAGGAACCCGGAGATCTAGGACATCCAGTTCAATATGACACCACAAATACTCAGTGGTATATCAATACCAATGCTGGTAGTGAAATTTATACTGCATTAACTCAAGTTGGTGTTCAAACTAATGCTGGATTGGATGCTAGAACTGACACCTCATTCTTGAAGAGAATCGCAGATACTAGAAGTTTAGATGAAAAGATTTACAAACTTAGAGTTGTAGTTCCAAAAGAACTTGCAAACGGAAAAAATCCTGAAAGTGGATTTATTCTTCAAGAATCTAGTTCTACTGGTGTAAGAACTGATGCAGACTTTGATTTGTCCACAATCACAGTGAATGATTACGATTTCAATAGAAATCCCAGATTCATTGGTAGTTGTACATTCTCTGGCAGCACCGTATCAATTAGATCTGAATTGCCACACAATGTAAGTGTTGGTGATGTTGTCATTATCAAAAATGTGACTGATACAACCAACACTGTTGGCACAGCAAATAGTGGATACAATGGCACATTCACAGTTGGGTCAGTCACCAATGACATGGAATTTACATATGAAACTGGTAGATCCCTTGGTCCGGCACTTACAAATGATTTAACTACTAGAAATAGTTCCCTGCCAAGATTTGAGATTAACAACTTACAGAATAATCTGTTTGTTTATAGAAACGAAACAATTTCTGAATATATTGATGGTCAGCAAGATGGCATCTATCACCTCTATGCATTGAATGCCGATGTTGGAGTTACCACAGAGTTTAACTATAAGTATAATCAAAATGTTGTTGATCTTTATCCACAATTAGATAGAGATAATGTTGATGATAGTCCAGCATCAACTAAATCATTTGCTCTCAGAGCACCTCTTGGTGCAGTTCAAACAAGTGATTTGAAGAAGAGTCTCACGAGAGAATCCACAGACTCTTTCAACAAAAAGTTTAAAAGGCATTTAGTCGTATCTTCAGAATCCGATCTCAGTGTTGTTGCTGGTATTGCAACTCTAACTTTCACAGAAAATCATGGTTTCTCCGGAATTCTAACTCATGAAGGTGCAATCACCGGTGGTTCTGGTCACGTAAATGGAACACACTACAATGTAAAACTCTTTAATGAAGTTGGATTGTCTAGTTGGAATGGTGCTACTGCCATTGTTGGAGTATCTGGTGGTGCTGTTGTCAGCATGGACATTCAATCATCTGGATCAGGTTATCAGGATGGAGATGAATTATTCTTTGACACCGCAGCAATCGGTGGATCTGCTAATGCAAAAATTGCCGTTGCCACAAGAGGATTATCTAATGCAAATCTTCTCAGCACTGATGGTAGTGTTCTGCAATTAACTGGTATTGGAACCACGGCATTCGGTCTTTACAGAGTTACTGGTGTTCCTGGAAGAAATCAAGTTTCTATTGCAAAAACAATAGGAGATCCATTCTCTATTGAAGGACAATATGGTATTTCTGTAGCTCCTGTTGGAAAGGTTTCCTCAAATTCATTTGATTCTAGCACAGGAACTCAAACATTCAATTGCTCAACTCCTCACGGATTAGTTGCAGGTAATAAATTTAGAGTAACTGACTCTAGTAATAACAATCTTGGAGATTTCTTAGTAAAATCAAGAGTTGGTGTTAATACTTTCACCGCAGTTACAAATGCAAGTTTGTCTGCAGAGTATATTCTTAAGCACGGACTATCTGCAAATGATGGCGTCTCTGATAAATCTGATGAGAATCTTGCATCGAGAGGTATTAGTTTCTATGACACTGAAGTTTTAAGACTGGGTGGTTTTAATGGAGATAATACTCTGCAAATATCTGCGGTCAATTCTGGTATTGCCACAACGAAGAGATTCCCTCTAGGTTCTTATCTCCAGGTTGACAGCGAAATCATGAGAGTTGTTAGTAGCACTCTCGGTGGTGTAAGTGATAATGAAATTAGTGTTGTTCGTGGTGCTCTAGGAACAGGAATCTCCACACATGATCCCGGTTCGTTTATTAATAAAGTTGACCCAATTTCAATCGAATTCCGTAGACCATCTATTATTCGTGCATCCGGTCACACATTTGAATACCTAGGATATGGTCCTGGAAACTATTCTACGGGTCTTCCACAAGTTCAGGACAGAACTCTGACAGAGACTGAAGAATTCCTCTCTCAAGCACAAGAGAGAAGGGGTGGTGTTGTTGTTTACACTGGTATGAACAACAAAGGAGACTTCTATGTTGGAAATAGAAGAACATCTTCTGCAACTGGTGAAGAAACTACATTTGACATTCCGGTCTCAACAGTCACTGGAGAAGATCCAGCAAGATTGAGTGTTGTTTTTGATGAAGTCACTGTAAAAGAGAGACTTGTAGTCGAGGGTGGAGATGCAGGTCAAATTCTCTCTCAATTTGATGGTCCGGTCACTCTTACCAAGGAGATTACCACCAAGGACAAAATAACCTCAAAAGGTGTGGTTAAAATTACTGATACTACTCAATCAACCAACACAACAACTGGGGCACTCATAGTTGATGGTGGTGTTGGTATTGCCAAAAACTTAAATGTTGGTGGAGACATCAATGTTACGGGCAATACGAGTTTTACAAATAATCTTACTGGTGCAGGTGCCACATTCGGCAATATTCAGATTGCAATCACCGATGATAACACGATTGACACAACCACGGGTGATTTAAAACTTGATGCTGCCACTAACAGAATTGCTGCTAATGCTAATTTAAGTGTTGACGGAGAGTTAAATGTAACTGGCATCTCTACATTTGCAGGACAGGCAGTATTTAATACTGGTCTTGTTCCAGATGCTAATGAAGGTGCTTATTTTGGCACTGCTGCTCTACGTTGGTCAGAAGCACACATCGATGAAATTAGAATCGGTGTAAGTGGTGATGGAGAAATTGATACTTCTACTGGTAACTTAACTCTTGATTCTGCTGGTGGCACGGTAACGGTTGATGATAACCTAACTGTTAGTGGCACAATAACACTGAATGGTGATACTGCCATTGATGGAGATTTAACAGTCACCGGCGACATCACCGCATTCTTCTCTTCTGATGAAAGATTGAAGGAGAATATCACACCAATTGAACAACCTCTTGCCAAGGTACTTTCAATTAGCGGTAATACATTTACCTGGATTGAAGGTGGTGTTCATGAAGGTGAAGACACCGGTGTTATTGCACAAGAAATTGCTGCTCTTGGACTTCCTGGACTCACTGTTACTAGGGAAACTGGTTACATGGCAGTCAAGTATGACAAACTCACCGCACTACTGATTGAAGCAGTTAAGGAACTATCAACCAAGGTTGATATTCTTGAGCAAAAATTATCAGATAAATAACTAAATGGAGATCCTAAAGTATTCTAAAGTAGATGGCAAATTATAAGAAGTCCTTTAACTTTCGTAATGGTGTCCAAGTTGATAATGACAATTTTATAGTAGATGCAAATGGTCTGGTCGGAATTGGCACATCGATTCCGACCGAGTTTCTTGATGTAAGAGGAACTGCAAAGGTCAGTGGTATTGTATCAACTTCCGATTTATTTGTCACCGAGGACGTATTTGTATCAGGTGCATCAACAGTAACAATATTGGATGCAACCAGTCTTAATGCAACTGGTGTTGTAACGGCACAACAATTTATAGGTGATGGTAGTTTACTATCTGGTGTTGTTGC